GGCTCTCTTGTGCGAAGGCGAGCTTGGTTTCGCCACTAAGGTTACGACGGGCATACAGTACTACTGTACCGCCGACCTTATTAGCGTGTGCCTGAGCTGCAACCTTACGATTGCCAAGGTACTCTTTAGATACCTTGATCTGCGACGGTTCCGAAGGAACCTCTGGCGTGTCAATTACAGGAGCAGAAGTGACTGCGTTCTGACCTCTAATAGCCTCGGTCAGACCTAAGATAGCGTCAAGAATCTGCTTGTTACTTACTCGTGAGTTGGTCATTGTTCTCATTGCCTCTACTTGTTTGCCCCTAAGCGGAGCGTGGTTGTGAAATCGTGGGACGGCTGGTTCCCTGTGGCAGCGGAACCGAGCCGTCGAACTCTTCGCGAGGACTTCGTCCGGCGGACGCGGGATCGCATGTGTGTGATTGTTACGCCAGAACCTCGACGGTGACTAGATCAGAGGCTGCATTAGCAGCCTCTCTCTTAGCCTTACGCTCAGCTTTCCGGGCAGCTTTACGCTGCCTTTTTGTCATGCTGCCTTTGGCAGTACGTGCCTTATTCGACTTAGGTCGAATGCCAGCCATGTCCGCCCAGTTAACATAGCGACCCGGCCCATCCAGCTTTCCAAGCTGGTCGTCAGTATACATTCGCCCTACCCACGATAACTGGTCATCGCCGTAGCCAACTACAGTTCGCTCGCTGCCTTTGGCAGCTTCGTATTCCATTGCCACTCTCTCCCAGAGAGTGCCAGCTACGTCGTCGTAGACGACTCCAATGTCGAAGCCGAAGGCTTCAGCGATGTCAAAGACATCGTTCGAGTCAGCAAGCTGACTGATTTGCAGGTCGTTCATTTCAAATCTCCGATTTGATGGTTGATGGTGGAAAAATTTAGTGGCTAGCTCCCCTAGCCTCCTTCGCTTTGCTCAGGAGGCGTAGGGAGCTAGGCTCTAGCCGAGGACGATCTCTCCTCTGTCCGCTGATACCCATCGGGTATCGAAGTTACCAGCAATTGTCTCGTCGACAAGCCTAAAGGCTTGTGTTCGTGTTCCTGCTTGTACAGTAGCAACTTCGTTGCCGATCCAACCGAAGCCGTTGTAAACGGCTATTACCACTTCCCAATTTCGCTTTGCCATTTTACTCTCCTCTAAAAAATAAATCAATCACCCCTTCGGGGTGATTTATTTTTTATAGGAGAGTACGCCGAGCCAGCTGCTTGAATCACCCCTAACGGGGTGATTACACACATGCACAGCGCGGTAGTTATCAGGCACACGCAGGTAATAATCCTAACGGATTATTCAGTGGGACAAGCCATTGAGAAGCTGCTTTAAAATCAAGGTCTTAAGACCTTGATTCGTGCGTACATAACGAGAAAAATTCAGAGTACGTAAGTACTCTGGCCTCCCCCGACTTGACATAATTCAGCCCCGGAGGGGCTGGGGACACGGGGCGGAGCCTGCGAAGTGAAACCCACCTAAAAATTATCTCGGAGAAATTCTGTGATTCCTTAAAATTAAATGGAACTTTTTCTGTTTTTCATTGTCTAAATAACCCGCAGGGGGTTATGAAATAACCCTACTGCTAGAGGCTCGACCTCCCAAGGGGTCGGCCTCGCCAAGACGAGGTGTGGGTTGCATGGGAATGTAATATGGTTGATATTATACAACTATATGGGGCTACGCCCCTCTCATCAAGTAATCCTAATGAGACACCGGCATCGCCCGGTTAGCTCAGCCGGTAGAGCAGCGCACTTGTAATGCGAAGGTCCGGGGTTCGATTCCTCGACTGGGCACCAATTTCACAGGAGACCACCGTGGGAATAGCCGCAGAAGAATACGAAGGAGATCCCTTGACCTACCCCGTAGGGGTAGAAGACAATGGCGTGACGATGGATAAAACTAGGGGTGGTTTCGCCGCTCTCAAGGACGATCAGGGTAGGTTCCGAACCCAGTCCTTATTCTGGGAGAGCCGCCACCCCCGGTATACGCCGGTCTTCACGCTGAAGAAGTACGAACATGAAGGCTGCGTATCCATGTATCAGAAGTACATGGAGATAGCAGATCCCACAGAATATCAAGTGGCCTTGAGGCTGCTTGGTTCGTGGGAGCACTGGAAGAAGCTTACAGAGCGTCCGTGGTTCTTGGAACAGGCATCAGAGTGGCGAGAAGAGCTTAAGGCTAGGATGGCCTCAGAAAGATACGAGGAGATGAAAGATGCTGCGACGAATGGTGCAGGCACTCCGCAAGGTCTCCAAGCAACCAAATGGCTGCACGATGTGTACGGGGAGAAAACCAAAAACAAAAGGGGCCGCCCGTCTAAAGCTGAGAAAGAAGCAACTAAGAAACAGGAAATCGAAGAAGAGCGTTCTCTCAAAGAGGACGCTAAACTCATAGGACTAGTGGAGTAACGTAGGAAGAAATAATGTCTATCAAGATTAACGTACCAACAACTCAGGGTGGTGAACCTATTCAGGTTCTGTCTTTTAATGGAGACCCCACTAATATATCAGTAGCCTCTAGTTCTGCTAGAGCAGCTATCCCTACGAACTCAAGTCCGGGGGATATCATACGAGTAGCCTGTACTGTAGACTGCTACATTGTATTTGGCACATCAAGTGTTACTGCTGATACAAACGATCATCTATTTACATCAGGTGTAGAGTATATGACAATCCCGACCAGCGCGACCCACTTGGCCGCTATTCGGGTAGGCTCCGATGGAGTCCTAACAATGTCCCTTATGGACTAGCCTTGAGGTGTCTGTGCCGAATCTGCTTGTGGTTTCGTAAGATGTCTACGGGTTTAACTAGTCAAGGGACTACCCTAGCTGATATACGAGACGAAGGAGACCCAAACCTTCCGCCAGTCATAGAAAGTCTGCCAACACCTTTATTTATAGAAGGTACGGCAGGCTCCTATGATATGAGCCAGCATGTGTCTGACCCAGACGGCAACCCATTAACGCTGACATTGAATGGCACACTTCCTCAAGGATTAGCGTGGACTGCTCCTAACTTAACGTACGACGGTTTAGGACCAGCTGCTCTGTCAGCAGGGCATACCCTAACAGCAGATGACGGCTCGCTTCAGACAACATCTGGTGAGTTCTCAGTAGAGGTTAGGACAGCAGAAGCACCGGGCACGTTCCCACTAAAGCGTAATATATCAGGTGGTGTACAGAACTCTGCTTCTAACTTTTTGCATGACCCAGCAAAACAAGTTTATTTATTTGTCCGCACAGTTAATTCGATGTTATTTCAGCCGCGAGATTTGTTCCAACCGACCTCACGCGCTAGGTGGATAGAAGAGTTTGACCACATCCACCATATTAATCCTCTTTGTTTGCTGATGCTCCACCAAGCCCCGATGAATAATGTACCGGGCTATTTAACGAAAGCATCAAACAAATGGGGGCCATATACTTTGTACGCTCAGTCTACGGATAACATTGACCGTAAAGATTGTATGCTAAGTATTGATGGTACAGATAATGACTTGCTCCAGACAAACAGTCAGTCTTCGACTACGAATAAGGCAAAGCAGGCTGGGTGGCAATACCGCGTAACCAATCCACAGATGCGCCGTTACCTATCTGATGTGGCAATTGACTGTCTTTGTGGCACAGACTTATCAGGCTTTGGTATGGGCAGCGGCAGTACTGCCGACTATATGATATTCTGGTATGACGGTATTGACATTAACACACCTAAGTCAGGAGCTTCGCTACGGAAAGTAAAAGTTTCGGGTACTGTTCATTCAATTCTAGAGAACAAGACAAGTAAACCTAAACAGCCTATACAGGTTCGTATTAACGAAGATCCAGAATTTCCTACTACCGGCAGCTTATCACAGGACAGTTCGTACGGTGCGACAGATGACGTACACGCTCTTTGGTTTTATCCGCCAACCGGATTACGAGGTTTTATCGGGTTCCATGTTATAGGATATAAATCAGCAAGTGGCGGTAAAGCAGATCTTTATCTAAAGGAATTAGATGACCGCTACGCGCACGATGACCAGATACATGAACCGGAAGCTGGCTGGAAGTACTGCTTAAATAACCAAGCATCAGGACATTCTAATGCCGACCATAATGCAAACGGCGTTAATGAAGATCGTTATACAGTAGAATCGTTTGCACATGCAGCAGCAGTTAAAGAGCACTTTGACGAGATTAGTGCAGGTACTCTTGCTGCAAACGGTACGAACTCAATGCGTTCTGGTAACGCCTTTAGCTCGTCTAACACCGTTAAGCGTAGTAATGGCTTGCCGCATCCAAGTGCCTATGATAGTATGTGGGACATAGGACATAACGAATCTGTTCACGGCAACTTTAAGTTTAAGCCTGACGACGACCATACCGTCGGTTACTATGACTGCTCAAATACTAACATTGCTCGTGGAATGAAGGCAGTACACTGGTCCTCTAATTGCATTCGACCTAATCAAGGTGGTTGGATGGAAGATAAACCACGAGGCGCAATGCTAGAGATTGACGTTACTGGTCACTTGGATTGGTCTACTCTTGCTGAAATTGACGCTTCTTTTGCACGGTTCTACTGGGCTTTACAGCTTATGGTACCAGATTGTTTTCTGTATATTCGACAGGGCGACTCTACACAGTTCCCTTGTCTACTAGAAGAACACTTTATTGATCTAGACAGCAATTCATCAGATCCAGCTCCTTTGGGGACATATAACCCAGCAGGTGGAGGTAATGGTACTCACGGACATCCTAAAGGTTCGTATAAGTGGGCGACGGGTGGTTCAGGCGATTTGACCGACGGTGATCGTCACATTTATCTCCGTCGTATCGGTGACTGGCTAATTGCTGTAAACGTAGCGAGACCAAACGGCTATAACGAATATGCTCCAACGCACCTTTCTGGTGGCTTTACGGCAAGAGAACCAGAAGATCTAATAACACCAACAGACTTTGCACAGTTAGTAACCGATGGAGTATTAGACTCTGGGTATACACTTACACACTATGATCCAGCTAGTTACGTTAATACAAATATTACTAGCAAACTTCAAGCACTGCGACCTAGCGTCTGGGATGGTTTTAACTGGGGGCCAGCACAAGCACACCCAGATGATAACGATAACGGACTAAGTAATTATACACTTTCTACAGTTGATTGGATGCTACGGGATCGTATTAAAAATAATGGCTCCGTTGTTGACACCTCTGTTGATTATACACTTGGCCCACTAGAAGCTGTAGTCTGGAAGATCTCATAAGGATACATAAATGGCAGTAACAAACAACGGTAACGGTACATTATATGTGGATAGTGCCAGTACGGACCAGCCGACATTTAATCACACCGTACCAGCAGGAACTGATCTGCTAATTATGATAGCCGGAGTACGCGGGAACACAGAGATGTCTGGTTCATCGCCTACGTGGAATGGTGTTCAATTAACACAAATAGCAGATACTGGAGAGCAAGGTTCTGGTGATGCTCGTGTCTTTTGTCACGGTCTGATTAGTCCTACCGCTGGTTCTAGTAAATCAACTTTTATTAACTGGGAATCTCCCGGCAGTCCTCCATGCTCTTGGGCAGCAATGATAAACTACTCAGGCGTAGTTACTTCATCTTTGGGGGATGCTACTAATAGTCTAGAGACAGTATCTAATACCGGAGGTAGTGATACTACTACGGTATTTTCCAGTGCTGGTTCTTCAGGCAACGGTCTCTTAATAGGCTGCGGAGCAATTGGTGCGAATGCTTCTACAGCTTCTAATAATGCTAGCTTTACAGAGTTGCACGACGCTGATACAGGTGGTGGTCAGAACAATAACAACGACCAAGCTATCTATGTAGCAGAACATATGAGTGCTGCGCCAACAGCTGTCACGGTAACGTGGAGCAGTCCCGATGAAAATGCTGGCGTTTATATCGAGCTTGTAGCAGCAAGTAGCACTTCCATCCCCGTAATTCACCACCATAGAAAACAAATAGGAGCTGTATAATGGCACTAATACTCAAACAGTCCACAGCGGTAGATGTACTCATAGGACCGTTTGTGGATGAAACTGATGGCAAGACTGCTGAAACTGGTTTAACTATTTCGCAAGCCGATGTTAGGCTATCTAAGAACGCACAGAATATGGCGCAAAAGAATGACAGTACATCTGCTGCACATGATGAACTTGGGTACTACAATTGTGAACTAGATGCTACTGATACCGACACCATAGGTACTTTAGTATTGGCGGTGCATGAATCAGGAGCACTACCAGTAAGACATGAATTCCAAGTAATAGAAGAAGGCATTTACGAAACTCTCTACGCAGCTAGTGCTGATCTTGAAACTAAGATAGATGCTATTGATACTGTGGTAGATGCCATTCTGGTAGACACAGGTACTACCTTGGATACTAAACTTAACGATATACAAGGTTCTACGTTTAGTTCTGGTACAGATTCACTTGAAGCTCTGCGTGATCGTGGAGATGCTGCTTGGACAGGTTCACCTGCTACATCACATAGTGACACAGCACAAGCTGGTTCATCTACTACGATTACACTTGCAAGTGGAGCTGTGGCTACTGACGACTACTATAATGGTCAGTTAGTACACATCGCTTCAGGCACAGGGCTTAAACAGGCTAAAGCTATTGGAGACTACGTAGGTTCTACAAGGGTAGCTACGATTATCGGTACTTGGGCTACGGCTCCAGATAATACGTCAGTGTATGATATCTATCCGGCAGACATTGATGAAATCTCAGCAGCACCTACGGCAGCGGCTGTAGCTGATGCTGTATGGGATGAGTCTACTACAGGCCACACCTCTTCCGGTACATTTGGCGAGCAGGTTAAAAATGACATTGATGCTATCCTTGTTGATACAGGTAGTACACTTGATGGTAAGCTCGATACAATCGACACTAACGTAGATGCAGTACTTGTAGATACCGGCACAACAATTCCGGGCACTATCACAACTGTTGACTCTAATGTAGACGCTATACTCGTAGATACAGCAACTCTTGGTTCACCAGCAGGCGCAAGCTTCGCAGCAGATATTGCAGCAGTTAAAGCTGACACAGCAGCCGTTCTTACAGACACGGGCACTACGCTGGACGGTAAAATAAATACTATCGATACAGTAGTTGACGCTGTTAAGGTACAAACAGATAAGCTGGCCTTTACGGTAACTAATCAGGTAGACGCTAATATCCAGAGTATTAACGATGTTACTATTACTGGAGACGGTGACGGAACACCGTTTGATGTATAATGAGCCTTAGTCGCTCAGGCGTTTGGCAAGTAGGAGTTTGGAACCAGACTTGTTGGGCTGATGGGGTATGGCAAGAAGCCCCCGGCTTTCCTACCACAGCTTCTACTGGTAAATCTGATAGACATCGCAAGCCACTAGGTCTACGCTTAGGAAGGAGATAATCTTGACGAAGGACCAAATTCGTCAGGCAGCAGAAGAAGACTTGCTGACTTTTATCCGACTCATTGCCCCGCACCGTGTGCTAGGGCAGTGCCACGAAGATCTTATCAAGTGGTGGTGTCGTCCCGAAGCAGCAGAGCATCAGATGGTTCTTCTGCCTCGTGACCACCAGAAAAGTACTATGGTTGCTTACCGGGTTGCGTGGGAGATTACACGCAATCCGGCAGTAACTATCTTGTATATCAGTGCTACATCTGGTTTAGCAGAGAAACAGTTACAGTTTGTCAAAGACATCTTAACGTCTGCTAGGTATCGTAAGTACTGGTCTGAGATGGTTCACATAGACGAAGGTAAGCGAGCTAAGTGGACTAACTCTGAGATTCAGGTTGACCACCCAAAACGGTTAGCAGAAGGGGTCAGAGACTCAACGGTATTCACCGCTGGACTGACTACTTCTATTACAGGTCTACACTGTAATATAGCAGTGCTTGACGACGTTGTTGTAAATGAGAATGCCTATACAAGGGAAGGTCGTGAGAAAGTTGAAAGACAGTACTCACTACTAGCTAGTATCGAAACCACAGACGCGAAGGAGTGGATTGTCGGTACTCGCTATCACCCCCGTGATCTGTACGGTACATTAATGGCCGTAAATGAAGAGGTCTACAATAAAGACGGGGAGGTGATCGAGTCCAAGCCAGTCTATGAAATATGGCAGAAAGAAGTTGAGAACATGGGCGATGCAACAGGGGAGTTCCTTTGGCCGAGAATGCAACGAGGCGATGGTCGCTGGTTTGGTTTCAATACTCAGATCTTGTCGCAGAAACGGGCTAAGTACTTAGATAGAACACAGTTTTACTCTCAGTATTATAATAACCCGAACGACCCCGGCGAAGCTGCTATCGACCCTAGTCTTTTCCAGCATTATGATCGGAAGTATCTCAAGTATGAGAATGGCCGTTGGTTTTACAACGGTAAGATTCTAAACGTCTTCGCTGCGATAGACTTTGCGTTTAGCCTTAAAGCTACAGCTGATTACACAGCCTTAGTAGTTGTAGGTATAGACGCAGACGGTTATATCTACGTACTTGATGTTAAACGTACACGCACTAATAAAGTTAGTGACTACTTCCAGATGGTTCTGGATGCCCACATAAAGTGGGGTTTTAAAAAGATGAGAGCTGAAGTTGTTGGTGGGCAAGCAGTGATTGCTGAGCACATCAAAGATGAGATTCGTAGAGAAGGGCTGGGACTATCGGTCGAAGATTATAGACCAACCAGAAACATGGGCACAAAACAGGAGCGTATACACGCTACTCTAAAGCCACGATACGAAAACTATACAATATGGCACTATAGAGGTGGGCACTGCGAAGATCTAGAGCAGGAACTCATAATGTATAATCCGCCAAACGATGACATAAAGGATGCCTTTGAATCTGTGTGTGGTATCCTAAAACCTCCAATCAATAGTATGCGACTGCATAGTAGAGACAGGAAGGTGGTAACACATAGCAGATTCGGAGGAATAATGTAATGCCGAGAGTTGCAAAAGCAGTTCAAGAAATAAGAAACCTTTTGGATAGTGGCGATCATATCGCTGCCTTCGTATCTCAGCGGTATACGGACTGGCGTAATAATAGTGCTACTATCCGAGCTGAAACGAAAGAGTTACGAAACTATATCTTTCAGACGGATACGACTAAGACTACAAACTCTCAGCTTCCGTGGAAGAATAAAACATCTATCCCTAAGATCTGTCAGATCCGAGATAATCTCCATGCTAACTACATGGCTGCTTTATTTCCTCACGACGATTGGTTTAAGTGGGAAGCGGAGAGTCAAGCTGGTGTAGACCGTGAAACGGCTCGCACTATTGAAGCCTACATAAAACAAAAGATCCGTGAGTCGGATTTCAAGGAGACTGTTTCACAGTTGCTCCTTGACTACATTGATGCAGGAAACGCCTTTGGTGAAGTAACATACCTGTCTGATAGCCACACAAATCCTGACGGTATGAGTTATAATACTTATATAGGACCAAAGCTACAGCGCATCAGTCCATACGATATCCAGTTCGATCTGACATCTTCCAGTTTCAAAGATTCAGGTAAAGTTACTCGAACCTTGGTTTCTGCTGGAACGCTTAAGTACGCAGCCGAGAATATCCCCGGTTATGAGTGGGCACATACTGCCGTCGAAAAATGTGTACGTCTTCGTAATGAACTATCAAACTACGGAGACTCCGATATGGATAAAGCCGAAGGTCTCATTGTAGATGGTTTTGGCAATATGCGCTCTTACATGTCATCCGGTATGATTGAAGTACTGGAGTATGAAGGCGATACCTTCTCGACGGAAACGGGAGAGGTTAAAACGAATCGACGTATTATCGTAGTAGATCGTAAGTATACAGTATATGACGAGCCTATTAAGACTTGGATTGGACGTTCCAATAAGGAACACGTTGGTTGGCGTGATCGCCCAGACAATCTCTGGTCTATGTCTCCTCTAGCAAATCTAGTAGGTATGCAGTATCGTCTGGATCATCTTGAGAACTTGAAGGCTGACGTATTCGATCAGATTGCACACCCCATCGTGGTAGTGCGAGGTCAAGCTGAAGACTTTGAGTGGGGGCCGGATGAACGGATCTTCCTTGATGTTGATGCAGATGTTCAGGTACTCCGTCCAGATGCTACTGCTTTGAATGCTGACTTCCAGATGGACCGTTTGATGCAGAACATGGAAGAGCTGGCAGGAGCACCTAGACAGGCTATGGGTATTCGTACACCGGGTGAGAAGACTGCCTTTGAGGTTCAAGCACTGGAGAATGCTGCTGGTCGTATCTTCCAACAGAAGATTCAGCACTTTGAAGAGATGTTTATTGAACCGTTACTGAATCAGATGTTGTCAGCAGCCAGAGAAAATATAACTAGCATAGAGCTGGTAAAGTCAGTTGACCAAGATTTTGGTGTAGAAGAGTTCCTAAAGATTGGACCGGAGCAGCTGACTAAAAAGGGTAAGCTTCGTCCTATCGGTGCTCGTCACTTTAGTAGACAAGCACAGATCATGCAGAATCTGATGGGACTCGCTAGCTCTGCTATCTACGCTGACCCGGCTGTTAGTACTCACATCTCTGGTAAGAAGATGGCTGAGCTTGCAGAAGAGCTTCTGGGACTTGGTAAGTTTGATCTGGTGGCTGACAATATCAGAGTCGCTGAGTCACAGGAAACACAGAGTATTGCTACGCAAGCCCAACAGAGTGTAGCTGAAGAGCTATCAGGTAGACAACAAGTATTTAATGAGATGGCTGATGTGGAAGAAGAAGCTATGGCAGCAGGAGAATTATAATGGCTAGTAGAGCAGTACCCGTAGATCCAAACCTAATACCATTGCAAGAACCCAGAGCAATGGTTAAACTAGGTGCTTATCGAGGGTGGCAGTACACACGTAAATTTGGGCGTAACCCAGATATTGATACTGGTATAGAAGATGTGTGGATGCACGGTGGAGTGCGTACGCTACCTACATCAGCATCTGTTGTAGCAGTAGTATCTGATAGTGCTGCTGATGACGCAGCTGGTACTGGAGCACGGACAGTTCAAATAGAGGGTCTGGATGAGGACTATGCAGAGAGCAGTGAAACGGTAACAATGGACGGTACTTCTACTGTAAATACCACAAAAGAGTTCTTAAGAGTTTCACGAGCTTACAATCTTACTGCTGGTTCTAACGAGGTAAATGTTGGTACTATTTCTATGTCGATTGGTGGGGATGTACAAGCAACTATCGAAGCAGGAGAAGGACAAACACTTCAGTTAATGGACACAGTACCTGCGGGTAAAACGCTATTTATTACAGAATTTAATGTTGTATCAGGTAGAATGGGAACTGCTGATCTAACATTTAGAATTCAAACTAAAGAGACTGGTGGAGAGTCAGCGTGGCGTACACGCTACAGTACCGATTGTTATCAGACTCAAGTAACGGCAGAACTAATGCTTCAGGTATCAGAAAAAGAAGAAATAAGAGTACAGGGTACTGTTACAGGTTCTGATGTAAGTATCGCAGGAACATATACAGGATACTTAATTGACGAAGTTATTAGATGAGTGATCGTAAACTTAATTCCCGATGGTTCAAAGAAGATCGGGTTCCGGGCGATCCTAAACTCTCTAAAGAACAAGCTGCTGAAACTGAACAGATTATACGCAACAGCTCTATAGTACGAGAGAGGTTAGCAAGAATTATTAAAGAGGATATCGCTAAGACTTACGAAGTATCGGAAGACTTTGCAAATCCAGCTTGGGAGCGAGAGACCATCGCCGCTGCTGCCGAGCGTAAAGCATTACGGCGATATCTTAAATTGATTAAAGGAGACATGACCAATGTCTGAAGAGAACCAAGACCAAGGTTCAAACAACGAGTCGCTGGTAGCAGCACTCGTAGGTTCGGGTAAGAAGTACGCCACTCTGGAAGAACTGGCGAAGTCTAGACTTGAAGCAGACTCATTCATCGATACCCTGAAGAGTGAGAACGCTGATCTCCGTAAGGAGCAAAGTAGTCGGACTACCATCATGGATGTGATGGATGCTATCAAAGCCCAAAATAAAGATTCTGAAATCACCAATGACCCCTTGAGTGACGAGGATCTTCAACGTAGGATTACTGAAACTATCGAGCGAAGGGACTCTGAACGGACCCGTTCATTGAACCGTGCCGATGCGAAGAAGCTTGTGCTAGATAGACTAGACGGTGACGAGAGCGCAATAGATGCGTTCATAGCAGATAAGGCGGCGTCCCTTGGGATGATTCCTGAAACGCTATGGTCACTGAGCGAAGAAACGCCTACCGGCTTTGCTAACTTGATAGGTGAAGGTATCCAAAAGCAGTCATCTGGTGCATCTGCTAGTGACCTGCCACATGCCAATGCTGACGGGTTTACGTCCGATACAGTCTCAGAGGTTGACGGACATAAAACTAAGTCATGGTATGACGACCAACGTAGATCTATGGGTGGACGCAAGTTCATCAATGATAAATCTATACAGTTGGGCATGTTGCGAGCTAGAGAAGCATTAGGTGACAAGTTCTATTCCTAATCTTATCTACTTTTTGGAGAAAGTAAAACATGGCAATGACAACAACAAGTTCTGCCCTCCTTGTCCGTAGTGAGATCTGGGCGAACCAGCTAAAGGAAGTCTTGCAAGACGACCTCAATGCACAGGGCTGGGTAAACTGGCTGTCGGAATTTCCCGATGGCGATCAGTTCACCATCCCTTCCATTGGTGAGTCAACATTGCGTGACTACGTAGAAGATACTGATATCGTCTACGACGCACTTGACACTGGTGAGTTCACATTCTCTATTACGGAATATGTGAGTGCAGCTCATTACATCACGAAGAAGAACCGACAGGACGCTTTCTATTCTGCTCAACTGGAATCGTCTTTCGTTCCTTCACAAGCTCGTGCTCTTGGCGAGCGTCTTGAGACCGACATCCTTGCTCTCGCAGCAGGCGGTGCTTCTGGTGGACAGACGGCAGCTAACGCCAACCAGATCAACGGTGCGGATCATCGCTTCGTTGCTACTGGCACGAACGAAACGATGGCAGTAGCGGACTTCGCTAAAGCTCTGTACAGCCTCAAAAAGGCTAACGTACCGGGTTCTAGCTTGATCGCTATTGTTGACCCGTCGGTAGAGTATGAAATCAACACGATTTCTAACATTACCAACATTTCTAATAACCCCCGTTGGGAAGGTATTGTTGAGACAGGCATCGGTTCCGATATGCAGTTCGTTAAGAACATCTTCGGTTTCGACGTTTTTGTATCTAACTACCTGCCGACCGCTAACGAAAACATCGGCAGTCTTACGACTGCTGCTGGTGTAGCAAACGTCTTCATGTCTGCCGCTTCTACCGATATCCTCCCATTCATGGGTGCGATGAGGCAGATGCCGGAAGTCGATTCCGACTACAATAAAGACAAACAGCGTGAAGAATACGTTACTACGTCTCGTTACGGCCTGAAGGTCTACCGTCCCGAAAACCTTGTCTGCGTTCTGTCAGACACTGATCAAGTATAAGGAGAATAATCATGGCTAGAAGTAGTGTTTGGTCAAACTCTGACGGCTTGGCTGTAGGTTTCGGTACTCGTACGGCTCTTACATCTGGTTCACACAAACACGCGGATGATGGTCCGACCGAAAAGGTCGTACTGCGATTCCGTGGTGAAGATCTGGCTGATACTGTATCAACCACTGGTGATCAGATTGTAGGCGCTCCGGTAGTTCCGAATGGTGCTACGATTCTGTCGGCTACGCTGACAGTTATCGAAGCGTTCACTTCTGGTGGCTCTGCTACGCTGGATCTTGGTCTTTATGACAAAGATGGTGCAGCAGTTGACGCTGACGGTATTGACGCAGATATCGCTCTCACAGCTATCGACGCTATTGGCGATTCGATTGCTTGTGACGGTGCTGACGTTAAAACTGTTGTAGCTACTACTGGTGGTGTTAAAGTTGCTGCTTCTTACGAAACAGCTGCTTTCACTGCTGGTGAGGCTATCTTAGAAGTTGTGTACGCTACAGCTCAGTAATCGGCTTAGGTTCCCCCTCTTCGGAGGGGGAAACCTTTTTATTAAGGAACTCACATGGCAAAAGAAACTTTACTAGAGATGGTCCAAGACATCCTTTCGGATGGAGACGGCGATGAGATTAACTCCATCGGTGATACGGTAGAGTCTGAACAATTAGCTACTATTATCAAGCAAGAGTTTCTGATGATTGCCGATCAGATGGATCTGGAACATCATAAAACAATAAAAAGACTAACAGCTACATCAGATACTACTCCTGCTCAAATGACTAGACCGGAAGGCTTCTATGACATCGAGTGGATTAAGTACGACAAACGTCTTACATCAGGGGGTGCTCCAGAATACGAACAAGTAACTTACTTACCTCCCCATGAATTTATAGAACTTTCTGTAAATTTACGAGAGTCTGATAGTAATACTGTAACAATGGCTGTTAATAGCCATTCTTTGAATATCCGAAATGATAAACACCCAACCTACTGGTCATTTATAGATGGCTATGATAATATCGTATTTGATAGTTGGCTAGATTCATTAGATACTACTGCCTTAGTAGCAGCTAAATCTCTGGCCTATGGTACACAGCGTCCGACTCTTACTATCGCTAACGCTAGTGTTCCTGATCTTCCCCAGAACTTAATGTCTCTCCTGCGTAACAGGAGTCGGGCTATGTTCTTCGACCTGTATAAAGACGGGACGACTAAGGAAATTGATAAGAGGCAGCGTAACTCAGAAGTGAGAGCGCAGCGACAACGGCATATTGCCGCCAAGAACCGTCGTAAATTACAGCGACGTACTCCCGATTATGGGAGAAAATAAGGAGTACTCAGACCATGAGTGAAACGTTTAATCTTGACCGACACGTAAACATAGAAAATAGTATTGACCCCACAGGTAAGAAGTGGGAGATTTTTCACATTAAGGGATCGGCCCTTTACGAAGCACGACCAAATCCGTATAATCAAGCGACCGAGATACCCGACGAATTTAAGGGACGATGGACAAAGCCCACCATGCTTCAGGAGCAAATCAATCTGTTCTTGAATCGAGCTTGGGATAAAGCAGATGAAGCCCAGAAAAAGGCTCCAGCTAAAGCTCGCACTGAAGCTAAGAAGCAGGCTACGAAGAAGAAGTCAGCGGAAGAATCACTGGCAGAACTTCCACCTGAAATCAAAGAGGCATTGGGCAATACCATCGCTACTACTGAGGAATAATAATGCCAGAAGTGCAGCGTGAACGTAAGTACTTCACACTACGTAAAGGCTTGAACACAGTCTCAAACGAGATTACCTTTCCAGACGAGTATACGTCGGATGAGTTAAACTATACGATTGAGAGTGACGGGAGCCGCCGTAGGCGTAGAGGTCTAACTGAAGAAAGTGGAGGTTCTACAAAAACTGTAGAAACCATTGCTGCTGGACAAGTTAATAGAAGCTTCAAATGGGAATCTGCTGGAGGCAATCCAGCTAAAAATCTGCTTGTCCATCAGATTGGATATACGCTGTACTTTACTGACGATACTACAACCGTTAGTACTACATACTTAACTGATACTGTAGACCTTAGTTCGTCAGTTAGAAAAGTAGCTTCAGCTACTTCAGCAGCCACGGTGGGTGGTGAACCTTGTTCATTTGCTATTCACCGTGGCTATCTTATTGTTACACATAAGTATCTGCATCCTTTTTATGTCTCTGTAGATTCAAGTGATAATATAACTTCTATAAATATACAACTACTGGCAAGAGATTTTGAAGGGGTAGACGATGGTAGAGCTGTAGATTTTCACGATACTACGGCTGCTTGTCCACACCAAGTACGTTACAATCTTCTTAACAGAGGATGGAAGGACACTGATAAAGACGCATATAAGACAGGACAATCTAAGTGGCCTGCAAAGAATCAAATACCGTATTTCGGGTATAAGCGAGCAGCAGTTAGTGCTAACCAAGAAACTTCTGGTGGAACACGAAGCTTCGACCACACTAAGATGGCAGCGGAATTATTTGGTAGCTCAGATGCCCCACAGGGTGCTATTCTTTTAGATCCACTAGATACTACATATGGGTATCTAGGCGGCACAAGAGGTACTGCATCGGTAGCCCTTTCTTTTGCAGGAGGGGACTTTGCTGGAAGCCCTTCATCTAATACTTATTTAGATATTACTGTAGCTAGTCATGGCTATTCAGCTACAGAGACTTTTAGTATATCAGGACAAGCTTGGACTTTCAATCTTCAAGGGTCATCTGGTGAGGATGGTTGGGAGGAAATGAACCGTAACTGGATAGTTGAGAGTGGTACTGGTAATCCATCGGGTATAGGAAAAGTAACGGCTACTGACGCTAACACTCTACGTTTTTATATACCTTCTATAACAGATTGGGACTCGTGGCAAGATACAGCCACTGATGGTCAGATAGATGGTAATGATCCTATCGGTAAAGCCGATGGTACTACACTAACTGTTGGTCCTAAAGCTTGTACAGCTTTCGCTGGTCGTATATGGTATGCAGGGATTGATGACCAACAGTGGGCTGACACAATATTCTTTTCACAGGTATCATTAACACCCATTTCATTTGGTAGTTGTGCCCAAAAAGCAGATCCTACTGATGAAAACATTAATCAGCTACAGGCTGACGATGGCGGTACTATTGTAATTCCAAATATGGGTGTAGTTAAGCAGCTTAGGGCTGTGCGTAATGCTATGCTGGTATTTACTACTAAGGGAGTTTGGGAGATTAGTGGTGGTCGTAGTGGCTTTACTGCTAATAGTTATAGCGTACGACAAATTACAGATTCAGGATGTACCTCTGCTATGTCTGTATGTCAATTTGATAGTGCTACTATTTATACTGGACCAAAAGGTGTTAGTATCCTTTCTCCTAATCAGTACACTGGTCAGTTAGAAGAAACTAACATGGCTGCTTTTGTATTGGAGCCTACTTGGAATGCTATTACTGCTGCTAACCAAGCTAAGATTCAGACTGCGTACGATGATGCCAAGAAGAGGCTATACGTCCTCTATCGTGAGAGTGCTACACTTGCCCACACCTATGATAAAGCTTTAGTTTATGATTTTAAGAATGAGGGTTGGTACAGATTAGGCTTTAACTATGGATCAGCTGCTGGTATTATTACTATGGTTGCTATCTCCGACGCTGATAGTTCGGATTCAAACCAGAAGATGAAGTTTCAAGCACAGCTGACAACTACAACTGTAGATACCTGTGATATGAATCAGACTGCTTATCAAGACTTTAATGGTAGCGAATCTCCACTTCCATACCTAGTAACAGGGTGGGATAGTTCAGCTGGTTTCCAGCGTAGGAAACAAGCACCAGTTATTCATGTATATAATAAGCGGACGGGCACAGGATGGACTGATGCTGGTGGTGGTAACTGGACAGAAAATAATACTGGTTCTACTTTAATGACACCTTTTTGGGATTGGACCGAAGCGACACAATGGAACAACCCATCATCACCTTCATCTCAGGAGAATTGGGATGCGTCAGATAATAACTACGGTGTTAGTGGAAAAATTGGTAAGCAAGTGGAAACGTATCGTAGAGTACGTAGTTTCACTCCTCTTGCTACATCTGATGTTGACGGTTATCCAGTGCTCGCTACCCGTAATAAAGTCAGGGGGCGTGGAAGAGTTTTGTCAATGCGTTTTGACGGAGCTACTGCTAAGGACAGCCATCTTCTAGGCTTTACTATAAATTACAAAATAACGAGGAAAAAATAATGATTCTTCCATTCCTAGCTACGCTTGCAACCAACGCCGGTAAAATTAAAAAAGGTGTTAAAGTAGTTCAAGGTATTGGTAAGGTTGCCGGGTACCTTGGTAAAGACAAAGCAAAAGACAAGGCACGACAAGCAGCACGCCTTCGGAGGAAGACCCAACAGATGGCAAACTTCCAGCAGTCAAGGGCTTATATGAATAAATTTCTTGCAGCCCAAGGAGATGCTTTATCTGCGGGAGCTTTGACTGGAGCTGGACTAGGTTCTTCCGGTGTACAAGGACAATTAACTTCTCAAAGAACACAGTTTACTACAGGTATGGTAGAACAAGAGCAGAAGATTGATCTTGACCAACGTGCCTACGGACTTGAAGCAAGCAGTGCCACATCAGCTGGTCAAGCAGGTTTCAGTGGTCAGGTGGCTAAATCGGCTGGTCTAGTAGCAGATCTGGCAAGTAAGTACATTTAGGATAATAGATGCCCTATTTTAATAGCCAAAAAGAAACCGGTTCTATGCCGAAGTCAGTATTTGAAGATCCTATGCCAGCAGCTCCTTCTGTATTTCCTACTGCGGAAAAAGTGGTAAAGACTTCTAAGAATGCTGCTGCTAATCGTGCTCTTGAAGAACAGTATTTTAATGGTGGGGAACAGGATTTCCAAGAAAGATTTGACTTCTATGAGAGGGACGGTCTAGTCATGGATGCTGTTATGGAAAGAATACTGGAACTAGATAGTGAGTCCAAAATTAGTTCTATTGTCAATAACGACGAGCTTTCACTTGATACTAAAGTAGAGTCTATTCGTTGGGCGATGAATCTGCTACCTTATCAAAGGTTGACTCCTTACGACGACCTGCTATTTCAAGCTATGCGTGTTGAAGGCGGTGCGTCAATGCCTGTAGATATTGTCAATCAACACTACAGCGAACTACCAATGTCTACTGTAATAGAACTAGGTAAGATTACTCGTGAACGTCAACTAGCTAAAGGTAATCAACGAGTCAACGAAGTTGCAGCAGCACATGGATGGTCTAATTTTGGAGATATGGCTGCTGAAGTTGCTGTTCAAGATTTCATTCCCATATGGAACGTAGCTACGCGACTCGGCCTTGGTAATATGATGGCAGACGTTGCTGATGTAGAATTGTCTTTTACGGAACGATTGCTTCCCGGTTCTATACGAGCTAGAATGCGTGAACATTTAGTATCGCTTGAACCTGATGAGTACGAACGTACAATCAGGGAGATTGGTGAGGCTCTTATGGAGGCGCAAGCTCATCCTGTACTTGGACCTATCATTACAGACTACAATGCTATGGAGTTTTGGACTGCTGTATTTAATGATGAAGTAATGAAACAGGGTAATCCACAGGATAATATAGACTTGTGGTTAGGTAATGCAGAACTCGGTTTTGAGGCTTTATTCGGAGCAATGATTCTTGGTAAGGTCGGTGGTAAAGCGGTAGTACGTGCAGCGTTCCAAGCCGCTGATGGTGTTAAAGCTAGGCAAGTTGCTGGCACTATGCGTAATAGTGAACAAACACAAGCTCTAACTGAGATGCTACAAGAAGAGGCTATAGCTGCTAAGTTTGAGGTTGAAGCTAGTTCAGAACCCCTTCTACCAAAGCCTGCTCCACTAGCTGATGATATAGAGTACTTACCTGATGGTTCTCGTCCAACAATAGAATGGGCTAGATCTGAAGCAATACGTGTGGCAAGTACCCGGCCTAACTTCCTGTCATCAAAAGAAATGTTCAATGCTATTGAAGAAGAACTAAAAATACTTGATGAGGCTGCTGGAGCTGCTACTTATACTCGTATGAGTACTATTGAGATCCTTGATAACAATGAAGGCTTTCGCATTAAAGCTATTTTTGGTGAGACTCCAAATAAAGGTTTTGACTCCTTTGAAGATGCAGCTATTGAGGCATTAGAATTAGATCCCGAGCTGCGTCATCTAGAGATAGTACGTATAGGCGATAGCGGTACACTAGAGCCAGTACAGTTTACACCTAAACAACTAGAGGAACTTACTCTTGGAGAGGGAACTGTCCCTTCTACTCGTGTAGGCGAGCTTATTGGAGACGAGTACTTTCTTAGATATACACAGGAACGAGCATTTCATCCGTTCGATAAGCAACATTTTGGTAGTGGTACAATATCTCAATCTTTATTTCGTTGGGCTTTTACTCCTAATGCTAAGTTTAGTAGTGACTTCTATAATCAGTTTGCAAGTGCTACCTTTGATGAAGAACGTGCAGTAACTTTGCTGCAAACGCTTGGTAAAACTTATAGTGCTCTAGGAATTGCTGATAAGAGAGTAGTAGATAATGTCTTTGAGTGGGCTGAAGAATACGGTAAGAATTTTAATAGGGCACCTCATATACATGAGATACGAGGGAGCCTTGAGGTAACTGACAAACAGCTAGCAGGTTATGAATCTCTAAGAATTACGTACGATACTATGTACGAGATGTTGAATCGTAGACAGTATAGAGAGTGGCTTGGTGCTGGTTTCAAAACAGCTCGCCCATTTGATAACAGCATGGCTACATATCATGGTAAGCCCTTACAAGTTGGAGATGATGGTTTAACACCGGGAACATTTCTTGATCCAGTGACAGGACAAGAAGTACGTCTTGATGCAAATCAGATACAGGAATTGTATGTTAATGGTGGAACTGTTCTTAAGCTAGACGTACCTGTAGCTACAGTTAATGAACGGACTAAAGTAACTAGAGTGCTTTTAGATCCTGAAGCATATCGTGTAGGAAATCTATCTAGTAACCCATTGAAGTACCACCCCGGTTATCACTTCCGTTTTTACGACGACCCATACTACGTAGTTAAAATTGAAAAGAATGCTACACTAGATGGTAAGCAAGCTAAGAAAGGTGATATACTACCTACGGCAATTCGTACAGCTGGTAGTCATTATGAAGCTCAAAAGTTTGTTGCTAGAGCTACTAAAGCTGTGAATAATCGGTATGGAGAAGCGAACGCCCCTACATTCCAAACGGTACGTGCTAGAAATCTTGAACAAGCTGAATCTTCTCTCTTACAGAAGGAAGTTTTTCAACGCGAAGGGCGTTTATTTTATGATGATAGGAACTTTGACGCACTACCATCAGTAACCGGTAATCGTGCTCATTTACAAGACCAGTCTATTGCTCTTGAAATGGGTATACGAGGTGTAGCTCGTGAGGTAACTGGTAAGGACTCACTACGAATAGCGAAAAAGGCTTTTGACGAAGAATACGGTAGGAAACTTAATCTAGATCAGTTACATAAAGGTAAGCCTTTACAGCAAATCGAAGCAGACCTTAGACAAAGGCTTAGAAATACAGCAGTTCCTGATGAAAAGAAGAATCTCAGTGATGCTCTTCAGTATATCAGGTACTTCCGTCTTATTGAAGGTACTAATAATCCTATTACACCGATGGTACGTAAAGGGTTACTACACTTCGCTGAGTCTGCCGAAGCTTACTTCAAGGGTAAGGGACATCCTGTATGGAAAGGTTTTCAAAAATGGGCACAGACTACTGACCCGTTGAAGACCGCTAGATCAGTAGCCTTTACGCTATTCATGCGTATGCGCCCTATCCGCCAGTATATTATGCAGTCAGCACAGCCTATGTTTCTTATGGGTGTTGATCCTGCCTACATTGCTTCTGGTAGGTGGGCAGTAGATTCTCAAATTATGCAGCTTAGTGTCGCAGCACTCCGTGGTGCAGGAGATCTACCTATTTCAATACCTAAACGGGCAGCTGCTATGGGCTTAACACAAAAAGAGTTCCGTCAACTGATTAAACAGTTTGAACGGTCTGGTCTAGTAGATATTGTTGATGCCCATGATATGACAGGTGGACAGATTAGATTAACTTCTGATCGTGCCGTAGCTACTCCGAATCCGGGTAATCCAGCGGACTTAGCTCTTTATGGTAGTAAGAAAGCTGCAAATGCTGTGATGGATACTTTAGGAACAGGTTTTACTAAGGGTGAAACTAATAACATTACGGTATCCTATATGGTAGGTTTGCGTAAATACATGAAGGAGAATAATGTTGATAGTCTTTTGAAGTTGAACGAACAAGATTGGCTTAACATTAGAATAGATAGTAGTAACCTAGCTCTTGCTATGATTAGACCTAATAGTATGGCTTATCAAACAGGGCTACTATCCTTAGCTACACAGTTCCTGTCCTTCCAGCATAAATCAGCTATGGCTCTTATGGGTTTGAATCCCGCTATTACACGGACACAGGCTGCTAAAATATGGGCGGCTAATACTGCAATGTACGGAGCAGACTTTACAGGATATGGATTTTTCGTCTCAACAGTACTTCGGGATTCAGGTCTGGAGTGGACGGAAAATGAGGTAATACCGGGTACTGATAGTACTGTCCGTGACGTATTGGCAGAGGGTCTTTTTGAGAATGTAATGAATGCAATTGGTGAGAGTACCATTGCTGATTGGCAAGATTTGGATCTTTCTTTTCTTGCTCCGGGTCCAGATCTTGAGCAACATTATAGAGATCTTACTGAGATATCTTTGCAGACAGCAGGGGAAGCTATGTTTGGCCCCGCCGGTAGTATTTACGGTGATATTACACAACAACTATCATACGCACAAAAGGCTGGAAAAGGACTTACTGACCGTACAGCTATTGAAAAAGTCCAAGAGATAGGAAGAGCTGTACTAGAGGGTTTTATTCCACAGCTCACTGACTTCCAGAAGGCTAGGCTTATGCGACAATATGATAGGTACTTTACCTCAGCAGGTGAGCCTATAGATCTTGTTCCAACACGGAATGCTGTCTATGCTAGATTGATTGGTGGTATACAAACAAATGCAGAAGTTGCTTACTATCATCAGCAGAGAATAGGGTACGGACCTGCAGCTGAGTTTAATAATCTAGTAAAGATAACTTCTAGTCAGATTAATAGACATCTGCTACTTCATTATAATAATGAATTAACAACAGAATCTATGAATTCAATACTGAGTATTGTTATAGGTATGTGGGATGATGAAATACCAGAAGGCCGTAGAAACGAGTTCCGTCAAAGAGTCTTCAACAGTATAGGTGAAGACGGTACATCTTTAATGGACAAGCTAGTAACTAAAATGAAGCAAGGTTCTCTTAATCCAGAAATGCTGACGGCTCTTGAGAAGATGAGAAATATACGTGGAGCTAGACCGGGTGACGTAGACCAACTGATTGAAATGTATCAAGATTTACTACAACGTAGAATTCCACAAGAACTTGAAATGCGCGAAACGCTAGAACAACGGGTAGAAAGGAGTAATTAATAATGGCCGATTTAGGTGTACCGGGTTTTCAACAAACAGATAAGGGTTATGTTGAGGGAGATAAGAATTCTCTAGCAGAATTAGGGGAGGCTATGACCGGTATAACTGATATCGTAACCAGTGAAGTAGACAAAAGCCTTCAAAGCAAAGTAACTGGAGGACTACGCGAGACACTTGGTAATCTAAGTGAGAGTGGTGTATCAACAGATACTATTGCTAGTACTGCTGTCGAGACCGAGCCTCCTGCCCACTTATCTGACGATGCAAAACGAGTGTATGAAAATATTGCTCGTTATAAAACACAGTCGCAACAAACCTCTGGAGCATTACGAACACGTATTGCAACTGCTGGTAAGGTTGCTCTTAACCAAGCTTTACAAACAGCTCATAACCATCCACAGCTACGTCAACGATTGATTAATGAGTTTAGTGATTGGACTAACTTTAATCCTGAGTTGCAAATGTTAGGTTTGCAGGACCAAGCAAATCAAACGAATGCTAAATTTGCTGAAGATAATATAGAGATTATACATGGCAAGTCTTATGATAGTATAGCGGACGGTGGGTATGGCATGGACCCTACTATTGAATTTGGTAGTGCTGCTTGGGCGCAAGAATTCTCTGTTAAACAGCAGCAAGAAAATGAAGCGAACGCAGTTGAATGGGAACTGGGCATGATTGAAGATGCTAGTGCTGCTGAGTTTGTAGAACATCTTCCTAGACTTGATAATATCGTGACTGGTTCTTATAATACGGTAAACAGAAAAGTAGAACCTTATTTCGAGACACTACAGGACGTAGCAAACGCTCAAAATAGGATCGCTACGGATGGAGCTACTCAAGCAGATTACGATCTAGTAGCTCAATGGGAAGCTACTGGTAAACAAGAATTTACATCTCAATTAATTATTGAGCAAGCTAGGCTAGACCGTCTAAGACAAAAGATAAGACAATCAGCAGAGGCTAGTGGTGATCTAGGTGCAAGTGCACTGGCTAAAATCGATGATGCTGACAACTACATAGCAGATTACATCGCTCTTGCTGAGAATGTAAATACAAGACCCGATCTTATGGAAAACCAGCAGATGCAAACACTTGTGCGAAAGCATTACTGGCGAAAAAAAAATCCAGCTACAGAGGAACTGTCTTTTGATGTAGCAAATATAAAGTCTCTTACAGATGCTGCTGATGTACTGGATTTAGATATGACAGAATTTGCTGATGATCTTGGACAGGTCATTATCCATACTGTTGATGGGACATTAGCAAGGAACCACGCATTCGGTGATAGTTGGAGACGTATAAGAAGCGGTGATGATCCCGACGATGTATTAGGAAGGGCACGTAGAGATCGTGAGATTACTGACCCTTACAATCCTGAATATTACAGAGGTAATCCTAACGACCCAAGCGGTAGAGCAAGTGGTGCTGTAACTGATATCACATCCTCTGTTCACTATAGGCCCATTTTCAATGCTAACCTTAGTAAGCCAAACGAACCTATTATGCCAGAGTTCTTTGATGCCTATAACAGTGAAGCCAATCATATCTCCGAGTTGCAGTACGGTGAGAACTATGAATCTAGTACAATGGATCAGCTTGAACTAAACTACTCTGGTGATATTATTGCTAATCAAACTATAGCAGCTCGTTCTCGTCCATTGGCTGAAGATGAGCAGCTGGCTATAAGAAGTTTAGGCGAGTCTCTCTATCAATATAATACTAGTAAATATGCTATGAGGAATAAGCTAGATATAACCAACCGTAGAAAAAATACAGCAGCTCTGATGGACGTATCATATGGAAGATTGCAGCTAAGGGATGTAATTAGATTTGATCTAAGCGAACTAGATAACGGTACAGTTAGTGTAGTTGTAGCACCTGACGCAGGAAAACGCGCTCATGAAAAGGTAGAACTGCCTCCGGGTGTAACTCGTCCTAGTCCGTACGCGGGGCTTAGTGCTTTTAGTTCAGATACACCTGAATCTTACAGAACTAGAATTAACGCAGCTGCTAGAGACTTAGAGAAACGGGTAACTCGTCTGTTAAAGTACGAAGCTAATATAGCATTTATGAGATCCGAAGTTGCTGCTAGACCTAACTATATCAGAGCTTGGGATAGTAACAATAAAAATATGACTTCGGGGGGTTACAATGCCTTGTTTGTAGAACGACCGTCATTTGAAGATCATAACCCCATAAGGTGGTCAGAACTTCCTGAGACATCTATGGTTGGTGATCGACCAGTGAACATAGGGTACAATTCCGGTAACGAAGAAGGAAACTAATGGCTGAGCAACCCACACCACTACCAGAGACAGACGTTATCGACGGTGAAGTAGTTGACCGTGGCTATAATCCTGCTGATTGGGCAGAACTTAATAGTCTGGATAGACAGCATGAGCGTGAGGCTATGTCTGCTATTGCTCAACAGCCTTTAGTAGAAATGGCTTCTAGTGGGTCAGACGAAGAACAAAGAGCAGAAATGCTTTATAACCAGTTCAGGGGAGATCGACGTTCTATTGGTGAAGACATAGCTAATGTCGGTGTTACTGTAGCAGGTGGAGTTGGTGATTTACTGCAAATGGGTGGTAATGTGCTTGCTTATTTAATGGCAGCTCGTCGTCCTGAAGTACCGTTTACTACAGAGAGGTTGCGCGAGAAGACAGGTGTACGTCCTATGGAAAGAGGACAGCTGCTTATGGATCTACTGGCTCCCGGTCCTGCTGAAATCGTCAAGGCTGGTAGTATGGCGATGCTAGGTATACGTAACCTTGGTAAGATGGACATACTTGAAGACGCTAAGAAAATGATAGCTAAGGGCGACGATCCATTAGATGTATTCCGTAAAACTGGGATGTATGACGATGGTCCTGACGGTTGGAAATACTGGAAGGTAGATAGAGATCTCAAAATGAATCTTTCAAACCTAGAAGATCCGCAATATCTTGACTTCAAGGTTCCTGACAATCCCGGTTTACACGCCATAGAATTCCGTATGGCAGATATAATAGACGATTCTGAGCTGTTTGTAGCCTATCCTCAGATGCGTAATCATCGTATCTTTATAACAGCAAGACGGCATAAGGATCAGAGTATTTCTCTTGGTAGCCCCGAAACTGGGGGTTCGTTTGATCCAAATACTATGGAGATCAGGGTATATGAGAAGGACTTAGCTTGGATCAGAAGTACTATCTTACACGAAGTGCAGCACATGACTGATAATATAGAAGGACTGGCCTTTGGCTCCAACCCTGACAAATACACGAAGTTGATAGATGATTGGTCGGATTCAGTACGTGACCAGAAGCTGATTCGTAAGTTTCAAGAAGGTGCTTTAGATCCGGAAGACTTCCATCGTGACAGACTTTCGTGGGATAGTCACGATGCTATCAGAGAAGTTTTATCTGATGTCCACGGGTATATAGGCCAGCTCGGTTCGGCAAGGTTTAAGGAGGCAATGCGCCCGGCAGTAGCGAGTGCTAGGGAAATGGTAAGGCTCATGGATGAATTTGGATCACCTGCCGAGGACTTATTACAGGCTGCTACTTCCCAAAGGCGGCAGCACATGAGCCGTATACGTACTTTGTTCAGCGAACTAGTGGAGAACGGGCTGGCTACTGAGGAGCAGATTACTAGTGTCATACAGAATGGTCCAGAACATATGAGAGAGATGGCTTTCCAGCGTTACTGGAATAATGCTGGAGAGATTAGAGCACGGCTGGCACAGAGTATGGATAAAGCTTACCGAGAAATCTTTGAACTAAAAGATTTTAAAGAGATACCTACAACAGCTAGCGGAGCACGTATGGGTAGTACACCCTTCCTAGATGATGTTAGTAAAGCAATTGCTGACAGTCCAGTAGGAGCGGCTTTTGAGTGAATTGATGGCTAGTATCCGTCGGCATGAAGGGTGGCGTGATAAGGCTTATCAAGATAGCGAAGGTATCTGGACTATTGGATACGGCACGAACTTACAAGAGCTTTGTATTGACAAGGAGCTTGGAGATACATGGCTTAAGAAAGGTGTTGAAGAAGCACAACGAGCAGCAACTCGTTTCCCTGAGTATGAATTACTGAGTGACGTTAGGAAAGATGTTCTTGTCGAAATGGTATATAATATGGGACCATCACGTACAGCAAGTTTCAAGAAAATGCTTCTTGCTATTAGAGATGGTGATTGGAAAGAGGCAGCAGTACAAATGCTGGACTCAAAATGGGCTAGTCAAGTTGGTCAACGAGCAAGGACGCTAGCTAAACAGATGGAAACAGGCGACAGATGAGGATAGAGGGTTTGAAATCAGATATGACAGCGATGACTAGCCTAGGTCTATCGGGTTGGGCTTGGTTTGTAGAACTACAACCAATCATCGACGCTTTAGCACAGACTGTGAGTATTATTGTGGGTTGTATATACATCGCCAGTAAGCTCTACGATTGGTTTGATAACGTCAATAAAGACGAGGAAGATTAAGATGGATATTATTGTATTTGCATTATTTGTAGCAGTACTCTACCTGTTGGTAGATCGGGTCAAAAATAAAGTGAAAGCTTTTGGATCAGAGGGCACAACAGATGGAAGCGATCCTGCACAGGGTCCGGGTACTGATGGACAAAACAACAACGACCAGTAAGCCGTGGTATAAATCAAAAACGGTGTGGTTTAATCTTATCAGTACAGCTGTTGTATTTACAGATGGACTGGCTAAGTTGATAGTAGGATTATATGATTTCATACCTGCTGAAGTTTACCCGTGGGTGGTATTTGGTATAGGTATATCCAACTTATTCCTACGTTCTATTACATCTACTGCTCTATTGAGGGGTGATGAGTGAGTTGGCTTGGGTTCAAAGCTAAACTCTATGCAGCCGGGACTGTTCTGTTGGCAGTTCTCGGCTTCTTTGTGCGTCTACAATATGTCAAAGGCAAGGTTGTGCGCTTAGAGTATGAGCGTGACACGCTAGCTGCCCGTGTATTACAAGATAAAATTATAAGAGAAAGGGAAAGAGAGGTCAAGGAAGAATACCGTGACCGTGAGCTAGATGCGCTCAAAGAATTGGAGAAAGCTAATGAAAAGTTTAAAGGGGTTGATAGTCTTAGCAACCCTAATGATTGGTAGCGGCTGTGCAACCGTCCCACCAGAACCACCCCTTTGTTTACCAGAACGTCCTATTCTGGTGGAGATTACAGTAGATGAGCAGCAATCAGTCGAAAGAGGGGTTCTCTGGAAGTTTACCATTAACGACCTCGCCCTTAAAGAATACGCAAGACTCCTTGAAGAAAGAATCAAAGCCCACGATGAAGCGTTGGACTCATGCTGAGCTAGGACTGCCTCATAGCTTCAATCTCCTCGGACATAAGATCAAAGTAGTGATTGAACATGCTAGTGATGTGGGGAAGTTCGGAGACAGCGACTTTGGCACTAATACGGTGCGTCTCTTCCCCACCGGATGCACTCGTGATGTTGTACTCCACACTTATTGGCACGAGGTTACTCATTTTCTTCTCCACTATTCAGGCCATCCTGAGTTGTCTGATGATGAGGTGCTTGTCGATGTCCTAGGTGGTTTACTAGCTCAGGTGCAATCTTACCACATGCTACTCCCTTCTTCCACCAGCGATACTGATTCGCATGGTCATTTTTAGCAAACTTAAAGTACAATTTACCATCCTCTTCTCGTAGTCCGCCCGGTTCCACTAAATGGTCCGGGCTTTTTTTGTACTGTATACCTCTACGTATTCTACGTGCTCGTTTACCATTCATAATAGCTCCCAATCTTTTTGTCTATAGCGTTCCTAGCTCTGTAGATCCTTGATCGTACGGTCCCTGCCGGACAATTCATCGTCTGCATTATCTCTTCGTAACTCATACCATCGAGTTCACGTAGCAGTAGTGCCTTACGAAGAGCTTCCGGCAGAGCCTCTATTGCTTCCTTGAGAGTAGCGTGTAATTCCTTACTAAGTGTCAGCCCTTCTGGTGTATCTGTCTCCTTTAGTTTCGCATGGAGATCATATTGCTCAGGCTCTTGTAGGTTTAACTCTAGATCTAGTGGTCGTCTCTTAGTAGCAGTCAAATAGTTCTTGGCTGTATTAACAGCGATCCGGTAGAGCCACGTATAGAACGAGCTGTAGCCACGAAACCGTGGCTGTGCCCGATAAGCTTTGAGAAAAGTTTCCTGTGTAATATCCAAAGCCTGATCTGGATCTCGTATATATCGCGTTATCAACTTGGTAATCTTGTACTGGTATTTCAATACTAACAAGTCGAACGCCCCCTTGTCGCCCTTCTGAACCCGTCGGACCAACTGAGCGTCTGTCGAGAGACTACTGTATTTCAAGATCATCGTTCCATATCTCTATCCACACAGATTTAGCAAGACCATCTATATCTTCAAATTCAATTACTGTTCCTGTACCATCTAATCCGGTAGCCTCCAGCATACCAAATATAAGCTGAAGAAATTCGGCAGCTGTAGTACTTTCAAGATTTAATAGACCTCTTGCACCAACAGCGTCGGCTTCACTACTATTCATTGTCGTACCTCCTAACGTGTTTTACTACTGACTTTAGGCCCAGAGAAAATTCTCTTGGCATCTGGGATTGGCCCATCCAAATAATCGTACGGGTCTTTAGCTCTGTCCGATGATGGTGCTGACAACCATACTCGTTTCGTAAAGTTGGATGTACATTTAGGACATGCTGGTGGAAAGTCTTTTAATTCTCGGTACTTACATCTATGTTCAAAAGTATGAGCGCAGTGTTCACATCTGAAATCATACAGTGGCATTATAACTTCTCCTCATAATTCACAAGCACCTCCTGCACACGCTAGCTCTTGGCTAGATGTAGTGCTATCTATTTCTTCATTTACATTCCAATCTATTTCATCTGGAAACTCTGCCATAAGACCTTCCCATTCCTCCTTCTCGATTGCCTGATATGGAGCTTGTCGGTAGGTGTGTTCATCTACTGGGAAAAAAGATACTCCTGATATAGCATCGAAGTTACAGAATACCCATGCTCCCACCGCCAGCCACTCGTCCTCTCGTACGTATATACTAACAGAGGGCTTATGTTCACAGTAGGATTTATCGAATATCTTCCAGTGTTTCAGTTGTGAAATTGCTGCTACATCGCTAACGCACACACTCCCTTCAGGAGAAGCTTGTGGAAATGTAAAGACCCATGTACTTTCGTTTGTAACGTCAGTTTCATGTGGTACTCCTGCATCTATAAGAGCTTGACTAAGAGGGTCAGACTTGGACTGTCGAACTCTGCGTACATAGTACGGTGCGTATCTTGGGTGGATACCGCTACTCGAATTAGTTAGCTGGCTGACAGTTCCTGATGGCTTAACGCAGGTGATTGCAGCTGATCTTTGTATACCGAGTTCCGTTGCCCATCGTGAATTTACATTAATCGAATAGGCTTTCAAATTTTCTAGTAAATCATCTAGAGTAATTTGGAGTGTACCCATACTAAGCAATTTACAATCTTGTATACCAGTGAGTGATACACCAAGTAACCGTTCCTCTTCACAGTTAGACTGCCAACGCTTACTGAGATATCGGAAAGAAGTAAAGGTTGATTGGAAAGTACCAAGGATTGTTGCAAGCCTAATCTTCCGCTTCAAGTCGTCCGTACTATCATCTCCACGACACACTACTTCTGTAAGATTACAGAACTGCCGGGGTCGAAGGATAATCTCACTGCATGGGTTGGTTCCCCAAGCGTGTCCACCTTCTCGCCGCTCAGGTAGATCCGCCTCTGCTGTAGCTCGGCTGAATATGCCACGTTCTCCTGACTTTGATTCATATAATGCTGACCACTCTTTCAGAAACACACCAGTGTCAGGCGTTTCTGTGTAACAGACAGAGTTGTTAGACAACGCTCGTTGAGGATCAGCGTAGTACCAAGTCCCTTGTTTAGCTCCCCTAAGTCTCTCAGACTGTAGGTTTGACAGACTGATAAGAGCAGAGCGACGGACACCACCAACTACTACCGACTCAGCGATCTTACATACGATGTCATGGCACTCCAAGTCAGTTAGTTGTCTCCCCTTTGCACCATCAAAGATAGTATAGATAAACTGAAACAACTCCTGTAGTGGCTCAGGACCACTAGCCCTACCTCCGAATGTCTTAAGTGGCATACCTGCTGACCGTACTTTTGAGTAGTCAACTTCAGGTACTTGTCCATCATATAACAAAGATATAAATTTTCTGAGAGCAGAGGCCCACCCTATTTTAGAGTCAGCAACATTTATAGTAGCCGATGCCGGGAAGAACTCTTTTGGTATCTCTGGTAATTGACTGGTATATTCTCGTTCTACACTAAAGCCAACCCCAGTTCCGCAGAGCAGTATGTACATGATCTCATCGAATACTTTCCTGTCATCAATAGGAACATAAGCACAGTTGTACCCTGCTACATGGTCCCGTTCTAATGCTCGCCCTGCTGTCATCATGGCCCTCATGCTAGGCATGATTTCCATACATAAGATAGCATCACGTAACTCGTTATACGTCTTATCTGATAGCTCGTAGTCTACGTTCTTAGATAGATTCTCTGCCATAAAGGTCATGTATCTATCTACGGTTTCCTCCCAAGTTTCCCGCCGCTTCTCATCCGGTAGATATCTAGCGTAACGGCTTTTATGGATGTATTGTTGATATAAGTCCATCATTACTCAGCCCTTTCTACTGCTTCTTCTATTGCGATCAGCCATTCTTCGGGTATACCGAGATTGCTAAAGTTCTCGTTAAGGTATTCATATAGTTCCTCTAAGTAGAATACCGCATCTTCTCTCTCCATTAGTTCACACGCACCGTAAGGTGTCCTTGTGGTTGTCCCTCACTTTTGTTAGAACGAAGTGGGGTGTGGCAAGTGTTACAAACAAAAGCTTTGTACTTCAGTGTCTTACTAGTATACGACTGCTGTAATTCCTGTAGGTTAGTAGAACCACAGTGCATACAGACTGGTAGCTGACTCTCTTTATATAGACCTACGTTGGGATGCCCTGCTATCCACGGTAACAGTACCTTATATAACTTAGGTAAGAGCTTGACATCCTGCTTATTATATGATTGCATTTTACGCCACGCTGCTGCTAGCCCTTCCATACATTCAGTCCATAAGGCCAGCCCTTTGTGCTGTTCTTTAGCACCGAGTCCTAGCATACGACATACGTAGTCCAGCTTGTTAGACTCGAACCTGAACCTCTTGCGTACTGTCTTGAGCAAGTCTATCTCATGGACATGGGATACCGGAGGTAGCCCGTGCTTAATGAAGTCCCTGTTCAGAGTGGGCATGTCAAACTTCGTACCATTGTAGTGGATAACTGCGTCGGCCTGCATCAGCAGATCGTGCATGGCATAAACCATCTCATCGGCAGAGTGAGTATCAAGGCCAAAGTACTGTATATTTCTGTCACCTTCCCACTTAGCTGCCCAACACAATGTGTATCCAGCTTCTTTAATTTGATTAGGATTAATGTATCTTTGTCGCAACGAAAATACTACAGCCTCACTTGGTGCAGTCTCGATGTCAAGATACAGTATCTTCATCGGGTTCAATCGTCTAGCCATTTAACCACTCCTTCTTAGGTTCAGTACCTACTATATAGTCGATACCTTCCTGCTCGCACCAATCAGAGTATCGCATCTTGGCACTACGGTTTAGTTTATTGTCTGTCATAAACATCATTACTAACTTCTCCTTTAGTTCAGGTACCGTTTCCTTTACGGCTTTGATTTTTCTACGGTCAGACGCAGTGAATCTACCCTTTGCTTCAATGATACAGTTAGTTCCCACAAAGAAATCGGGTGTATACCGGCCATCATACACAAGTTCTTTAGAGCCGCAGTCGCTGCAACGGCTCCTATTTCTACGCACTGGTCCTTCATATTCAAAACTGTAAAGTTCATACCCGTATTCAATTCCATTCTCCTCAAGCCAGTCGCCTATCTTCTCTTCGTATAGTGAGCGAAAGGGTTCTTTAGGTTTCCGTTTCCTGCGTGGCATCAAGCAACTCCTCTGCATAAAAGACTGACTTACCAACGTCCTTGTGGTGTGAGCCTTTGAAATTAGCACGAAGTAGATACTTCAAGATATTACCTTTAAGATATCCTTGGTACTCCTCCGGTGTTAGTTTAGCCTTCAACACATCGAGTGCTTCGATACCACCTGCCGTATAGTGTTCCGGGTGGTGTACCTCACATGGTATAGGCTCAGGCCACTCTATTGTATTAGACATTTCTTCCTCCAGTTCTTCATCTGTTCCAATCCAGTCAGGCATTGTTAATCTCCTGTACTCTAGGTTCTCTCTTAACTTCGGTAAGACTAATTGGCCCCCAGCCATACAAGAAGGTACGTAGACCTTTCCCTCCGTTAGCGTCTCTCCAGCAATGCTTCTTAAAGTCACAGTAACTACACTTGATATCTAGCTTCATGTTACCTGACTTGCCTTCAGGTATAGGTAAGAACGTCCGTTCAGGTTCCTCCTCTTTGTTGATAACCTCGACCTTATCGGAGATCCGATGGTGTAGTTCATTCTTAGAAGGTAACTCTGGAGTTACATCCTGATAGAGTAGGTGTCCATTCTGTTTATCAATCCAAAGGAAGCCAGCTTCATCAGGGTTCCTATCAGTAGTAGGCATGAAGTTATGGTAGTATCCTAACTGCCATAAATAACCGAAGCTATCGTTAGTAGCGTTGAGTCCTTCCTTACTGTACTTCTTATATCCGAAAGAACTGGTGGACTTGACATCAACTAGTACACCGTCGATTACTGCGTCAATCCTACCTGATACCTGCCAATCGTCATCAAGTTGTACTTTAACAGACTCTTGTTGGTACTTGACCTCATGACCTGCTTCCTCTGCCAAATACAGGGCGGCTTCCTCAAGTATGTTACCATACAAGAACTTAAACTTGGTGTGTCCCATTAGGGGAGCAGCCTTGTCTGGTTCACAGAACTTATAGTAGGTCTTACGATTACAAGACTCTCCAAGGTCACTAGCCCACAGCTTACCGGACTCCCGTTCCGAAGAACGGGGCCGGGTTGCTTTCGCCATCTCACCACCGATACGCATAGCATATTCGGCAGCTTTATCTGGCGATGGGCCGTGATCCACAGAGCTATCAAGTATTGTATAGATGTCTTGCTCTACGTCTCCGACTTGTTTCATGTGTCCTCCTAGAATAAAAGTAGGATTGCAATTAATATCAAGGCTAGCTTACGCATCCTCTTGCTTTGCCCTAGCCTCCGCTACTAAGGTAGCATCAAGTGTTCCCATTGCAAAGCCAGTAAGATTATACGCAACCTTAATAACTTCATTGAATACTTCCTCGGCAGACTTATACTTAGCACCAGCAGCTATAGCACTCGCCACTGCTGCGTTGGCATTGGTCAAGGCATTCTGCCTGATGATGATGTGGTCTTTAGAGTCAGGGTCAACTGGGAACTGCTTACTCTTTTGGGCAGCTGTTCTAGTGCTGTTGTTCTGCTGTCTAGCTGGCGCACTCGCTGCTTGTACTGACCTCCGTGCTCCCGGCTGGGTTATCTTAAGCCCCCACTTGGTAGATTCAACATCAAGGTCAACATACTCACCTTCATTATGAGGGCATCTAAATCCAAGATCAACTTCGGTTCCGTCGATAACAGCAGTGTACACAGTACCACCATTACCTACCGTTTTACTTACAATACTATCAATTACACCTGATACTTTCATACTTACTCCTATAGCCAATACACTTCGGCTTCTATATCATATACCAGAGGCACTGGTATACTCAGTTCGGTGCGTACCAACTCACACACCTTGTTCATAATATGTTCTAGGTCTCTCTCTTTATCCTTGCTCCAGTCTACTACGATGGAGTCATGTACTGTCATACGTAGTTTAGCATCCGTGAAGGCTAGTACTGCATCAAGAACACTAAGAGCACACATCACAATGTCACCCCCTGCGAATCCCTGAATCGGATAGTTCTTAGTTTCGGTAGGCTTGAAGCTAAACGTCCTGCCATCTTGTCGTTGTTTCCATAACGGACTGGCTGATTCCTCAAAGTAATACCGTCGTCTGCCATGTTCAGCTGGAGCTGTCCAAATAGCAGCTCGATAAGATTCGCCATCCTTATGCCCTTCTACCCAAGGACACCTAGTGATCTCCTGATAAACTTCATCTTGCCAGTCCTTAACACCCGGATACCTTTCATAGAAGGAAGCTATTAGCTTCTTAACAGTAGCCTTATTAGCACCAGTATTCTCACTGATTCCTGCTGCCCCACCACCATATAGCAGTCCGAAGTTTACACCCTTCACAGTACGTCGTTCTTCCTTGGTCATATCTGCTGGAGTCTTCCATTGAAATACCTCCTTCCCTGATTCAAAGTGGATGTCCCTCCCATCTAAAATATCAGAGATCATCTTAGAATCTCGTGACAAGGTTGCTGCTCCAATCATTTCTAGTTGAGCGAAGTCGATCTCGTAGATGTAACCTTCTGTACTTTTAATTAAGTTTCGTACTGTTGGTGGTATGTTCTGTCCGTTCGGGTTACTAGAGCTAAGTCTTCCCGTGTTGGTGCTACAAGTATTAAGCTTAGGATGGATGGTACCACCAGTATGCTTAGCTTCGGTAAGGAAGGGTATAAGATAAGTGTTGATAATCTTGTTAGCATCTTTCGCTTCTTTGTATGCTGCTACTACAGGAGACTGCTTGACTAGATCATCTAATACTCCTACATTAATAGGGTAGCCTAGGTTTGGATTAGGTTCAGCAGACCATACGCTTTTGATCTTTGTCTGATCGAGGTGTGGACCGTGCCCTTGCTTAAATACGACATGCTTCTTATCATTCTTACCACCTAGTCCATGCTCAGGATAGCCAGTCAGGTAGTAGCTGATAGTACGGGGTGCTAGTGGTTTGAAGTCCCCACTATTTACAGCAGTACCGTCTGACCACACAAGACTAGATCTGATATTAGACTCTACTACCCTAATAGCAGCGGCATGTATGCCAGCCAGACTCTTGAGTTCTCCCCTAGTTTTTTCCTCATGTAGAGGTAGTCCATTCAATTCCATCCGTGCTAAAGGTAGGATATAATCAAAATCATAACCAGCTTGCTCTTGGCTTATATACACTGCACGAAGCAGCTTAACATCTTGCTCTAGATATTTACTTAAGTCTTTCTTATCAATGTCAGCGACATCAACGCCTTGTTTTATTAGGGCACCGAGATCTAGTGTCTTTTTCAATGAGATACTATAGTTAGTAGCAGCTTTCTCTAATGATATGAACTTAGTACGATGACCACTGATCCTGTATTCGGCGGTCATGGTGCAATAAAACTCACACATATGCCACGGTACTTCTGGTGCTAGTCGGAGTAGCCACTTAAGATCAAACTTAAGATTGTGTGCTATTAGTCTAGGTCGTGAACCATCATGCAACATACGTTCCACTTCTCTGACTAGATCATCTATAGTATTACTATAATTATAATGACCCCACGCCGTGTAACCACACATTACAAGATAGTTCTCTTTATAGTGTGCTTCGGGGCTACTATCTGGACCACGTGCTGTAGTTTCCAGATCAAAATAGATATCTTCTACTATCTTACTTGAAGGCACGACTGTTCCCCTTAAATAATTTACTACTGAACCTACCTAGCTGACCATCGAACTTAATCTCGGACATGATATGACTCACGCTTGGATCAGTACATGGTGCAGGTGGGATCTTATTCTTGGCTACATGAATGAACCGTGTATCAGGTGGCTCATCGTAGTCCATACCAATCATCAACAGGACATCAGCCTCACCTTGCAAGGCTGTCTTGCTCTTATAGATACGATCCTGATGAATATATCTTACTCCTTCTGCTGACGGATCAGCTTGTGTAATCCCAATGACCGGACAGTAGTCGGATGCAAGGCTTCGTAGTTCCTCACCAACATACTGTAGCTTGTCATGGTCCTCCATTCGTCCGGGTACCCCTACCTTAAGAAGTACATTAACTCCTAATAAACCATAGTTACCACTGTCAAGCCGTCTCCTAATATCCGATGCTAGCATTGAAGTACTGTGGATAATATCAATCTTTCTCCCATCAAGAAACTTAGTATACTCATTGGCATAGTGTACTGGATTCGACATCATAGTACGGTAATCTACACCAAGAGCTGCCGATACCACCCTAGTATAAATCTTATCAGGGGCTTCCTCATTGTTAAAGATTACAGCATCTTTATCTCCTAGCTGTTCAAACATGAAGGTCAGTTCACTAGCTAGGAAGCTAGTCCCTCCTACTTCTGGTCGTTTAGCAACGATGACCAGATCACCTTTCCGTATTGGACCTACAGATTTATTGAGATCTTCAAGCCTCCAGTATACTCCGTTCTTGTCTCTACCATTCTTGGCAAGTTCCTCAAGGTCAAGTATAACAGGCCCACCAGAATCTCCTGCTCTTATTGGCTCGTATAGTGCTGATACTCTAGTTGAAAATTCGCTAAGGTTGATACGTCCTGAGTCAAGATCATCGGTTAGATGTAAAATAGTAGCCTTTGTTCTAGCCATCTTAAGGGTATCTACGAATGTATCACTGACTCCGAACCCATCGTCCTTCTTACTCTGAATGTTATTGATGATTGCGCCATAGCTTTCGGCCTCATCTGATTTCATACCCGGATGTTTATCAACTCTAAACCACAGTGTGAAGTCACTATCTATCTGTTGTACTTCCGGGTGATTCTCATAGTACTCACCGAAGTCCTGTACTAAACGCCAACTGACTTTAGTGCATAGTCCCTTGTCTACTACCTCACCATATTTCTCGTAGTTAGAACGGTCACTTAAGAAGGTGAGAATATCTAAATCAAGTACGTCCATTTTCTACCTCCTTTGAGATATTAATTTCATTATGGTGCTTAGGATCATTAGCGTCTTGAATTAACCGTACAGATTGATCCGTATGTTTATACATATGTAGTATATCGTACATCTGTCTTGCTTTTTCATCTACTACTTTGTTGTCATTATCCAACCAAATCACATAGTCTTTATACTTCTCTTGGATAGCACGGAACAAAATAGTAGGCTTGACATGAGTACCATAATTAACTAGTGCATCATAGCCAGCCTCTATAATGTGTATACCTGATACCAGATCCTCTACTATTACTAAGGTATCATTTGATTGCGTTGGATTACTTATAATACCACCTAGTTCTTCATCGTTATCCTTAACACAATTAATATATTTAGCTCCATGCTTATGTAAAGGTCTGAGTTGGTATCCATTAGTGAAACCATCCATTGCAAAGAACGGTAGATAAATAGCATCACTATCAGGTACATAGAAGATCTTATTATCTTCACACTGTTGGCGTGACAGCTTGCTTTTAATACGCCATGCCTCTGCTTCTACTGGTATATTTTTTACATCTCCAAATCTAACTACCAAGGGTTCCACATATTCACTGGGTGTTGGTTCTTTAAACCACTTGGCACTTCTATGATCACGGTATCTGTCTCTTGAACTAATGTATCTGCTACTACTTTCGCCACAGTTATGACAGTAAGCTAGGACAACATCAGGTTTCTTGGTGATGTATAGCCTACGTCTGGTGTCCTCCCCTGCTGGACAGCTACTGTGATTGATGCGTATAGTCTCACCAGTTTCTAGCTCATCAACATACTCTTCTAATTTACTTCCGATCCCGTTCATGCCACCTCCTATCAGCCCATGCTTTAGCATGTTCCGGTCCATGAACGTACTGGATTTCATTGTAATTTAGTATCTCTGTTCTATCATACTCGTATACTTTACCCGGCTTCTTGAGCCTCTTCATCCAGCCACTAGGTAGAATACATGGTGGTACCGGGCCACCGCTACCCTCATCTTCAGTGTCATGCTTATTATTTTCTGTTATTACTTGTCGGTACTTGGACTGGAACAGCTTAACTGTCTCCTCTATGTCACCGTCTGCTGGAGCTATTGGAATTCTATTAGTCCTCATCTACCTCTCCTTGCGAATTGTTTAGACTATCTTCATAAGGAAAAGTTCCCGTTTCTTTTACCTTATCAATCAATAACTTAAGTGCTGCTCTATCCATCGCCATCTCATAGTATTGCTGATTCAGTAGGTTTGATACTGCATGAGATGTGATGTGCAGGATAATAAATAATCCAATAGCCACACCCCCATTTATAACCCCCATTGATAACCCATAGTATGGTAGTATTGTATTGAATACAAGTAGGGCGTACCCTATCGTTGCCAGCAGCCCTGTTATTATTGGGCGTTGCGTTGGAATCTTAATCTCTATAGTATGCTCATCTATTTTCATAAGTTACACTCTCCTTAAGTACTTCAAATAGTGCGTTGTTAATATCTTCTAGTCCATGCACTACTCGATAATTATCATAGTATTCCTTGACTGCGTCTGACTTAATACCTAGCCCAAACAATTCAACTGGACTACTGTCCTGTATCTGCCGGGTGGCAGTTAGTAAACAATCGTGTGATTGTCCTTCATAAGAACCAGCTGGTGCCCCATCCGACATTACGAATAGTAACTTGCGTGGTTCTTTACGCTCCATTAATCTACGGTATGCCCAGAGTACAGCATCAGCATCATTGTTACCACCGGACCAACTACTCCAGATACCAAACCTTTCTGCCATTTGCTTATCACTAGCTGGCTTGTCAAAGTGCTTTATAATAGCTAGGTCACTAAATGTACAGTGAGTAGTGAAGGATGTTATCATACAAGGCATCCGTAATGCCTTAGCAAATATAGAACCTGCCCTCATCGCTGCTTCAGCAGCATACACTTGTTTGTCACCAGCCATAGAACCAGACCAGTCTACTAGTATGTGGACTGCCGTGTTAAGGTGTCGCTTAGTGGTATAATCATAGAATACTCTACGGTTCCAGTTACCCTTGTCGATGGGTGGAAGAAGGAGTCTCGTAACTTCTTGACTGTTAATGGTACCGTGTTCCCTGTCTGTCCTGAACTTAGTCCTACTTTGAGATTGCACATATCGTCGTACCTTATTAGCTAATGCTCTAGCACTGTGATTTTTATGTAAGAAGTTACTAGCACTACGTCCTTTCCTTGCCCAACCTCGGTCATCTGCTTCAGCTAGTATAGTACGACAGTCTTTACCAGTTAGGTCAATGACATTGTTCTCACTGTCAGGTGCGAAAGCTATCTTACTATCAGGTTGTCTACCTTCAAATGTAATTCCGGCTGCTCCACCAGTAGGATATGAGAACCCTTCCTTGTCATGTTCAGACATTACTATGTCTTTCCAGTTGATAACGTAACCTTGATCGTCAGCGTTCTCATGTCCTTCAATGCTTTCTTTATCTTGCCCAGTGTGTGATACTTCCCTGCTTTCGTTATCATCGTTACCGTCAGCCCCGGTATCCCCCTGTCCATTGTCCTCAGTCTCTCTTGGTTCTCCTTTATTACCAGCTTCACGAATTTCCTCCCGTTCTTGTTTCTCATTAGGATCATCGGTAGGATATAGTCTATCGAACAGGTCACAAGCTAGGTTCCAACTATCATACTCATCTTTAGTAGCACGGAACCTGTCTACCCAGCCCTCTTTAACAAGGGCTACCATTAAAGGTCTACCTTCTTCTGGCATTACCTTGAGCCAGTTGTCGGCTGCTTCTCTTGACCACCCATCCCATTCACGACGAGCCATAATCTGAATCGCCATAGTAATCATAGGTTTCAAGGCTTCCTCAGTAAAGGTTATCCCATGAGCTTTAGCTTTCTCTACTTCTTCCCTCCAGTATAGCTCACCATCCTTACACGTGATGGCATTACCTTCACCTAAAGTACGAGCGTCACCTAGATGTCGGTTAGCCACATCCCTTTCCATACTGTCATCCTCTACTATATTGAAGATTGACTGTAACTCAGGGCCGGGATTGGCAGCTATGCTAATGTCCCATACTTTAGGACGTAACAAATGCCCACACTCATGTACTACATACATATAAGTACGGATCAGATCCTCCCTACCAATAGGTGATCTGATATGAGGTAGTTTAACCCTAAACCACCCCGGTCTATCCGCTATGTTTGTAGTTAAAGCAGTGTGTACATATTTACTCCATTCAACAATGACGTTAAAGTTCTCTGCTCTGCGCTTGATAATATTTTGTACTTGATCTACTTCCAATACGGAAGCAGTAGTGTCATCAAACCCAAGCTCTGAATACTCCTTCCTGCCCCAGTAGCTCATAGTTACTCCTTACTTAATGTTAGTTGCAAATACTTGGTGATACAGTTCGCCTGCTACAGCTTTGTCACTCTCACCTAGCTTATCAAACCAGCAGACCTTAAGTGCTGTTGCCATATCATTATACATACTAATCTTATCTGCCCAATTAAGCAGTGCTCTTACACTGAAGGTACTTAGCACCTCACCTTTACGAAAGGAAGCTCGTATACCTTTAGCATAGTCAAGCATACTGTCCACTTGTGTCTTATTAAGATTGGGTGCATACTTATTAAGTATCTTACGTTCTTCTGGCTTACCTAAATAGTCCATCTCAATACAAGTATCAATACGATCCAATGTAGAAGAGTCCTGAACTTCAGCTTGGAAAGTACCAGTCTCATCACCTAGTCCTGATGTATTGTCAGTCATAACGTACTGCCACCGTCCAATAGGAGCTACCATCTTACGTTCAGTAGCATTCATCCCACTAGCATTCGGTAAGAGTAGGAATCTACTAGCCTTCTCACGTAGGGACTGTAATACGAGAGCAGATGAATGACGGAACGCCTCATCCTCACAGAAGATTCCACCATAGCGGAGTGAATCAGTGAGAGCAGTTGCTTCCTGTTTGATGTGCGGATTACCATCGTCATCGTACTCGATGCCGACGTTGCCAGTAAAGTGTGCGTCTCTTGTCTCTGCATTACAGTTCATCCTCCAGAATGGTTGGCAAGTAAGAGCAGCCCATTGCTTAGCTAGGTCTGACTTACCTGTGCCTTGCAATCCAAAGCATAACGTAGTATCCATACTATACATAGCAGCAGCAAACTTCTCAGTAGATAGCTTCGGCCAGATCCAATTAGGATTACGTTCTGGTATCATAGGACGAGCAGCTTCATGCCAGTCCTTCTCCTTGAATATGGCAATAGGTAGTGTCTTAGGTACTAGCGTAGGCTTCCAGTTGAATAGCTCACCAAAGGTAGTGTGCCGAATGCCTGACTGAGTACTCCACTGATGGTCTTTAATATCATTTAGTTCATCTAACTTATCTGATACCTGATCTACCTTGTTATCAGCATCACCATCCCTGACCATATTGGCAATTACATCAGGGTCATACATACTTTTCATGCTTCCCATTATGCTACATCCTTTTCAGTTAGGTTCTCAAGATCGATCTGATTAATAGAGATGATCTTAAACAGCATAGTTACTTCAGCCTCGTTATCTTTACCACGATTAATAGTAGCAGTTAGATATCCGTGGTCGCTATCATAATCAAACAGGTTCTCTATAATAGAACGTACTGTCTTATCAAACGTCATTACATCTGCGTTTGGAAAGTCAATAATTTTCTGTGTGGGGTCACTATAATCTTCCATCTCTAATACTCTCCTCTACTGGATTAAACTTATACCAACGATCCCCGTCGGCAAACACATAGCAGTCGTCATCTTCCCATCCAATGACATTAATTAACTCTACTACCTTAGCTACTAAGTCGAAGTTCTCACGTTCTTCAGAGCGTAGTGCTTCTATTAAGTCAGCTTTTGTGTAGTCTTTATACTCTTGATCCATTACGTTACCTCTAGTTGAATGAAGTTATACCCTAGTTCAGATACAGTTTCACGGTCATCAGACTCTTCTAGAAGAGCATCTTCTTCAGTCTCAGTTGCCTCTACTACATCACTGTCTGACGTAGCTTCTTCTTCACAAATTGTATCTTCAATTTCATTCACTGGTCTGTCCTTATAAAATTTATACTCACATTCATATGTCACAGGGAGCGGCCTTCCAAAGCGCATCTTTTCTATTGCATTGAGCGCCCGGTTTCGGGGGTTTAATTTAAAGTTCATTCTTCCTCCT